TACTTTTTGCGAAACTCATCAAATCCTTCTTCAGGTTGCGTTGGTTTTGATGGTCCAGGTGGTGGAACATAAGGTTGTCCTGGTGATCCACCGCTTTCGGACATGAACTGTGAAAATGTCTTCATGATTCTACAGTGGTGAGAACATCGTGTTGATTCTCATTCTCTGAATGAATCGTCTGACACGATCTGGATCTGTTGCTGGTTTTGGTGCTTGAGTTGGTTGTCTCTCAGCACTTCGGAGATTTCTTTGAACTTCTGGATCTTTGAGTGAGATTACCTGTTCTGGTTTAATTGGATCTCCTGCTGCTTCCAGAAATTGTGCAAGAGTTTTCATGTTTTATTTTTATTTAGACCATGCCTTTTGCATCGTGAAGTTTGCATGACTGAAGAATTCTCTGTTGATCAGTTTATAAGTTCCATACTCATTAGACATGACATAACCTTCAGCATCAATCCGATTCTGTCCAATATAAGCAGCAGGGCCATCATTGCGACACAGGAACAAACAATCTTCCTTAATGCTCTTCACCAACTTCCACAAGCGAATCAGATTTGGATCACAATCAAATGCATCATCCTCAATCTGACGCTGTTCCCGAATACAGGCATTGATTGCTTTCTTCAGTTCAGTCAGTTGCTTACCCGATACAAAGGTGCAAGTGGTAGACATTTGACGGGCAAAGTCACAGATTTCTTCCACATCAGCGAAGGAAGATTGATCATGCTGAATATAAGCGTTGGGTTTGACAAACAACACTTCATCAGTGCTGTCCAAATTAACAGTCAGTGGAATTGCCCAACTGTCACGCAGATCATCATTTGCTTCATAACGAGTATGAGGAGCAAGAATCACCTTTTGTGTGATGACATCAGGAAACTGATACGTGATGGTATTTGGAGTGTATTCAGTGTCTCCACCAAAACCAAGAAAATCACCTTGAATAATATCTTTGGTGCGTGGCAGAACATCAAAACACTCATGCAGAATGTTCGCTACATTGCCTTCATAAAACTGATCAATCTCTTCATGAGAATGTGCAATGCGAATCTTGACCTTGTTGAACACTGCTTTGGTGCCAACAAAGAACTGACCATTGGCAGGATTGGATCCCCATACCAGTGCAGGAGCACCATCCATCTTCAGAGACAATGTGCCTGCAGCAGTGAACCAATCCAGAACTTCAAGATTTCCATTCAGGATAGAATCTTCACAATGTTGTAGATGGATGTTTTGCATGAGTCAGTTGTTGTTATAAGGAGGATTGTCGAAACGATGCATCCAAACCGAATGCGAACGCTCTCGGAGTTCCAGAATCATATTATACTTCTGTTTGATTCTGGAATCATCAGGAAGATCAAAGATCTCATCATAACCTGTGAATTCATAAGCATCCAGTGCATGATTCAGAATCTGATTCAACAGATCATGCTCTACAAATGAAAACTCCATTGTGACTGGTTTCTGGTCACAATAGTTGGTTTCATTGATTTCAACCATTGGAACTTCCAAGAAAATCCTCCTTGTGAATGAATGTATGATAGGGCAAATAGAATGAGATCAATGTGACAGTGTGCCACTTAAAATACTGGCACAATCTCCACACCAGTGCATCCCTGTTCAGTAACATGCTTTTCCCACAGAGATGCATCTTCAATGTTATAGAATGTTGCAGTTTGTTTGGATTGACTTTTCTTTTTGTTCTTGACGTAGATAACTTGGTACTTCATAATGATCATTCCAATGTCTTATGACGCCTGCGATAATGAAACAATTAGTAAGAAGATAAGTGAGGAATATAACAGTCCGTATATGAGCAATGTGATCTGCTTCTCTGTCATTTTTCGTCGCTTTCTCCCCTAATGCTTTTGCCCACAATCTCCACATATTTTTTTTCTTCTTCATAGACTGATTCTCTTGATGTTACATACGTTAATTCATTCCACTGATTATGATAACATAAAATGAGCAGACGATTGTTCCGATGAATGCTACAGGCATTGTAGTTCTCTTCTGTTTTAGGTCTGACCCAAGATTCAATCGTAATGTATTCCTTATCTTTAAAATACACCCACCCTTCAATATGAGGTTTCCAAGAGACATAATCATTGACTTGTGGTTCATACATATGCTGCTTCTAATGGAGTTTGTTTGGGAACCATTGCACTGTAAGGTGTGGTACGTTCTATATCTACTTGATCTCCGCACTTGGAGGAGTTAATAGGCGCATGGTAGCACTTGGTTTTAGTGTTGTAGAATCCCCAGATACAACTGACCTTATCACCAAAGTTATAATCAAACTGGCAGTCAAAATGAATCCAGATTCCAATAACGTTTCTCTGAAATTGTTTTTGTTCATAATGATAACCTTTGGGTGGTTGATGTGGAAATTCAGCAATCATCACGAATCAATAACAGCGCGAAGATAATTGGGATTATGACCTGATGCAACATAATTCTCTAAACGTTGATTGCATTGCTCTTTTGTCAACTGCTTTGCATCTTCTTCAATTAAAGTCCATCCGTCCGTAAATAATTCTTCAATTCGATACAATTGTGTCATGTGGTAAATGCCTCCAGAATTCCAGACTCATAATCATCTTGCAATGCAAACCGCTGTGCATTCACAATCTTTTCCATGATTTTATGTTGATACTTCTCATCAAATGATTCTTCATTTGAAAGAATTTCAAATGCCTCCGTATCAGACTCGGCAATCAGATTAATCAGACCACCATACTCACTAGAAGGAAATGGAACCCAGTAATCAACAATGTACAAATACTTCATTGTGTTGTGTAAATTACTCCTTAATTTTAGATGAATGTGTAAGATTTGTCAACTGTCGCTCAATTTCAAATTTAATTGGCAGCAGATGTGATGTAAAGAATCCAACAAATTGCCCATCTTTTAAGAGTTCACGGACGTTTTCTACTTGCATCAGTGCAAGTGTCAATTTCATTTTCTGATCCATTACACAAACTCTGAGATGTAATAATCGACAGTGACCTCAAGTTCGCTCGCCTTTTGTTCATAAAACATTTCAGTATAATGTTTTGCTTCTTCCCACTTTTGATGCAAATCAATCTCAGTTTCAGAATGTTTCATGAAATCTTCAAAAGCAGTTATAAATTGTTGAATGTCTTCGTCGTTCATTTTTGTTGTGCAGATGGTTGATTGTAGTAAGTATCAAACATTTGTTGATCTCTCTGAATCAGAAATACATTCCAACCCACAATAAAACCAATTCCACCAATAATAAGATAACGGAGTTTCATTAACCACACTCCAAATCATAATTGGAATTGTGCATCATTTCAGACATCAGTTTTGCCTTCAGTTTGTAGACATCATACTGAATCATTTCCGAAAGTGCATTGGGATCACCCGCATATGCAAACACTTCCAACAGAGCATTCAATTCTTGATTCGATAATGCCATCAGCAAGCACCGTAGAAAGGATTACCAAGTTGAGGCAGGTCCTGGTTATCACCTGTCACTACATAATCATAGGCCAGGCGATCACGAATCGCACAGGCTTTCTCAACACGATTCAGATACTTCTTGGAGATCTGATCGACACCTTTCCAGGAAAGCACCTGCATACACCATTCTTCGGAGATGTCACCGAAAGGCGTCTGCACAGGATAGAATCCGACCAGCATCGTACCGTCTTTGGATTGCAGTGTGGGGAAGTCAGGCATTGGGGGTGTTCCGTGTTGATACATGTATTATAGGTCAGAAAGACGGCACCACGTCGTTGCGTAGACCAGTTTGCGAAGTGTCCATTTGCTCAAAGATCGTATAGAGTTTATTATACAGTGCAGGCACACTTCCATAATCCCTTGCGATTCTATTTTCCTCACGCAGATTGAGTTCTTGCAGTGCGGATAGAATCACACCAATTTCATGAACATTCAGTTGCACGATTGTTTCAGTCATTGTGTTCAGTCCCAAGATACATTTTGAAGAAGAAAACCTGGCATAACCAGTGACCAGTTACCTTGTTCACCTGTGCCTGCAACTTTATACTCCCACTTGTAGGCAAACTTATTATGACTATCCCAAGTCATAAAACCTTTCTCCTTATCAAACCAAGATTTAATGGTCAGACCAAACTTATTGGAGAAAATGTTACGGGTGCGAAGTGCTCCACCAGTCTCACGGGTTTCGACAACTTTACAGGTATCAAATTGTGCAATCAGACCACTATCTAATGCACAGGGAGTTTCATACACAAATGGGCGATACACCTTTGGTTTGACTGGTGCAGGTGTAGTTTGTGCGAATGCAGTGCCAGTCAGCAATACAGCAGCAAGAATTAAAGATTTCATTGGTTAACTTTCATCTCCCAAACATCACGACTCAAAGATTGAATGGCAGAATTCATACTACCATCCAGTGAATGAACTTTATATTCAAGATCACCTATTTGACGATACAGACTTAGTGATAGCATAAGATTTGTAGCGAGTCCTACAATGATTGACCAACCAATTATTTGGTCAAGTTTATCCTCACTCAGTTTCATTTTCTTCTCCCACAAGATCCAGATAATTATAACCAATTGCTTGGCGTCCTGAATGAGTTTCAGTGTCAATTTTCACACCTTGACTCTCAAGTTTTTCCAAGCGACGGTTGGTTGCAGTATTCAGTTTAGTAGTCCAATAGGTCATAAGTTTCCTCCTTTCTTGTTATATTCTATCATAGATCGTCGTGCAGCGTAAGCCTCAAATTGTGTTGCAAATGATGCGATAGTGCGTCCATTATCTGTCCAATACAAATACCAACGCTTTGCAAATTGTTTGATCAAAATGTGTTGAGTCACAGATCACCCTCAGCAATCAAACCCATAATCTCACGGGCAGTAGCAGCAAAGTCAATGTGATCCTCAAGACCTTCATCACTGTAGACCTTGAACACATCAGATTCCCGATAGGTGTCTACAATGAGAGCACAGGCATCATACAGAGCAGCAAGGTGATGTGCTTTGGATTGGAAGGAGAGTGCCACTGGTGGTTTCCTTGATTACCTTTGTATTATAGGGTAGAGCACAGGCGATTGCCAAAGAACTGTGCTACCTGTGGGACTGTCCACCCGTTCTTATCGAACAGGTACTCCAGACATAGGGTTTCTTCTTGCTCCCGTGCCTCTATTTCGTGTGGTTGATGCCAATACTCATAATCCTCCATGCATTCTTTACCATAATACATTTTTCCACCTTTTGCCCGCAAAGAACCCATCACCCACTGACGCAAATGAACAAGTTCATGCAAGAGAGTTCTTATATATGTTTCTTCATCCATATGAGTATCAAGTTCAATCAGAAAGTCACGAGGACGATAAGATTGCCCCACATAATCACAGTATCCATTCACACATTCGCGTTTCAAACCACGATGCAGGATCTCTAGGTTAATTTTGTGGCGTGGAAGAAACCGATTCAGAAACCAAGAGGTAACATCTTCACAGAGAAGTTTGCGATAACCGTATCCAGTAGTCGTGATGTAAGACATTGCCCCCAATGCAGAAACAGAATGAACGAAGAAATGAAGATGAGTTTGTCAGTCCTGGTCATCATTATGAGCATGTAAAGCGTGATTGAAGAAAAGTGCAAGAACACTCAATACCAACCACCAAAGAAAAAAAGTGATCATCGTGCAGACACATCCAGAGTTTCCAGCAACATCATAGCAAGTTCCATCTGATTTTCATCATCAATCACAGAAATGTTTGCATCTACAAACTCACTGATCAGTTCTGCAAAGAGTTGAGTCGTGCGCTCATCCGCAAAGATAAAGGAAGCAAGATCGTGCTTGAAACCATCACGCAGCAGTTTGAGAGATTTGGTAACAGACAGTTCGTTGATGGTGTCCATGTTGGGTGATGTGTTGAACATGATGTTATTATAGGGCATCTGGGGGCAGGTGAGTACCCCCATGTGCCAGTTATCCAAGTGGTTCATCGGACATAATCAGTAACGATCAATATCCTCACAGGGGACTCGCTCCCATTCAGTCCAGGTTCTGACATATCCAGAACGATACCTGTTACCTGGGACATATTCCTCGTGATGAACCCTGACATTACACATCGGAATGTAGCGTATGTGGCGTGGATAATAGTGATGATGGCTTTCAACTCTAAATGGTTCCCAGAACTCTTTCCAAGTAATTGCCTGTACTGGAAGAGAGAGGAAGGGTAGAAGAAGAAAAGGTAGGAATTTCATTTTTCAGCGATAGTAGAGATAAGAACCTGCCCAATCAGCGTTCTCAAGCAACCATTCACGCTGCTCAATCAGGCGAAGATCAAAGCGAACACCTTTGGCAGGTGCTTTCCAAGATGCAGACTTGTAGACCTCACCAGTCTTCTTGTCCACAAAAGCGTGGACAGAGCGGGAACCATTTGCAACCATAATGATCTTGTGATACTTACGACCCGTTTCAGGGTAGAACTCATAACCACAGTTACCGTTCTTCAGGTCAGTGATACAAGCATTGTGGTAAGCAATACCAGTCTCAGTGTTGCCTTCCAGGCGCTTCAGAGAACTCTGATGAGACTTGATGCTGTACTCAATGAAGTTCTGGCGAAGTGCCTCACAGAGGGCATAGGTGTGCCCCAGAACTGCCTCTGCGATGTTGTTCCGTGCCTCTGCTTGGGCGGAGTATTCAGCGAAGGTGGTGGTCATGTGGTTCCTTGTGAACTGCTCATAGTATAAGAGGTTCTCAGTGCTCTGAGAACCCCCTGTGTGCCAGTTTGAGAACTGTCCTCAATCATCATAAACTTTACATTCCACTGCATCAGGATGGGCGTCACACCACAGTTCCAGTGATGTAGGATCGTGTGAGTCTTCTGGGTGATGTTCTTTATATGCTTTCAGTGCTTCTAGTTCTTCTTCTGTGTGCCGTCTTGATTGTGGAGAGATTGTTGGGTCATTCAAAAGATCCACATCCTTCTGAATGTGTTGGTCGATGTCGTTCATTGTTATGTATCGAGTTGATATATTTATTTTATCTAGGAGTGCAATCACTCTTACCTTCAAGTGATCGAACCATCAATTCCGTAAACTTTTCCATCTTTTTAGCAGAAACTGAACTAGGACGATAGGTGATAGCGTCTTTAAGTGCCAAAAGTTCATCCCATTCTTCTTGTGAAAGAGTTTCGGGTCCAGTTTTTGCAAGGGTCATAGGGTCGTTTGCGATGTTTCTAAATGTTAGCATTACAATACATTAGTATCTATTAACTTAATGTTTTCTTCGGGATCACGTTACATTACTTAACGAAGTCATCCAGTGTATTTAGATCATCTTTGAGTTCTTTTTCCTTTTTCTTGTCGTGATAGTACGCCCACAAGGCATTATGCACATCCATCAGGTGATTGACCCAGAAACCAGCAGGATATATGCCGAGAGCAGATTGCAGACCACGATGACTGGTTCCCTCTTCTTCTGCTTTACACATAATGTAAGTGATTGCCTCTACCATATCAATCTTATCTTCTTCAGAGAGCATATGATACTTTCCGATTGCTCGTTGTTTTGCCTCTTCATTTGCCTTCTGAAGTTCCTTGAAAGCATCAGAGTCCCACCATTCTTGAAGAGATTTGCCAAGATTTTTAGGTCTACTGCCAATTCTTTTAGGTTTAGTCATCTTTCCCAAAAATAGTTCCGAAGAAACCAGAGTCTCCTTGTTTGCGATTATCAAGCATATCCATAATCTCCTCAAACTTCTTGCAGTGTTCCATATCCATCAGGATTTTAGACAGTTGCTGAACAACCGTAGGTTTTTCATTGGTAGCAGCAGACTTAATCGCAGCACGGATGTGACTTTCTGCCTCAAGAAGATGGTCTAGTGTTTGTTTTGAGAGAGCCATAGTTAGAGTGTAAGGGTTGATCGTTTTTGTTGGAATTCTTCTACAATTTCAAGAATTCTTCTGGATGTTTTCTTCGCTGCTTTCTCATCCCAACTTTCGTGAGAGACATTTAGAAGATACATTTCGTTCGAAATAGAATCAATTAATCTATCATAGTTCGTCATTTTTGCCCATAAAGTAGATTGTGATAATGAAGAACCTCTGGATTATCCAAGTCTTTACAACGGGGATAAAAGATACCATCCTTATAGCAGGCATCTTTGGGGTCTTGTTTATCATATTTTACCACATTTGCGGGATAATCCCTAATGTTGCAGAGTTCTCCCTGACGATAAACAAAGTTCTCCATACACAGAGCCCCAGCAAATGGTGCCAGGA